TTGGACTAATGGATGTCAAGACTCAGGGTGCTGAAATCTACTCAGTCGCAGCTGACCGCAACCAGGCACGCATCGTGTTCGAGGACACCAAGCGTATGATTCAGAACTCAGAGCTCAAAGACCATGTGAAGATTTACCGAGATGCGATTCTCGTACCAGCAACCAACAATGTGTACCGAGTGCTCTCGGCTGACGCTCCCAGACATGAAGGACTCAGTCCTACGATGGTTCTCTTTGACGAGCTCCATGCCCAGCCCAATCGCCAGCTTTTCGATGTTATGTCACTGGCTCAGGGTGCTCGTGGTAAGGCAGCAACAATGATTGCTATCACTACGGCGGGGGTAAAAACCGAGAACCAGTCGGGTAAAGACACTATTGCCTACGAGCTCTATCAGTATGGCAAAAAAATTATCAAGGGTGAAGTAGAAGATGACACCTTCTTTATGGCTTGGTGGGAGGCTCAGGAGGATGCAGATCACCGCTTAGAGAGCACTTGGATAGCATCCAACCCAGGCTACGGCGACATTTGTGCCGCATCTGACTTCCAATCAGCCGTAAAGCGTACTCCAGAGTCCGAATTTCGCACTAAACGCTGTAATCAGTGGGTTTCATCGCAATCTGCGTGGCTTCCAGCGGGTGCTTGGGACGCTCTCGGTGCAGAAATCGAAATTACGCCCGATGACGAGTATGTTTTGGGCTTTGACGGCTCCTACGCCTCTGACTCCACCGCTTTAGTCGTCTGCACCGTGCCAAAAGACGGCGAAATCCCAAAAGTAGCCCTAGTTCGGTCTTGGGAGAAGAATTTTGGCGTAGATGACGACTCTTGGCGAGTTCCAATGGATGAAGTCAAGCAATCCATCATTGATTACACGCAGGAATACCCAAAAGTCCGTGAAATAGCCTGTGACCCGTACCGATGGGCACAAATGATGCAAGATTTGGAAGAATTAGGCCTTCCAATCGTTGAATACAAGACAAACCTGCTCAATTTGATGATTCCAGCCACGCAAAAGGTGTTCGATGCCGTGGTAGAGGGCAAATTGGTGCACGATGGCAACCCGTCAATGTCTCGCCACATTGAGAACTGTGTAATCAAGACAGATCACCGAGGACAGCGTGTAACGAAAGAGCACGCCAACTCAAAGAAGAAGATTGACAACGCTATCGCTTTCATCATCGCCTACGACAGAGCAACTGTGGGTAGAATGGAAGAGGTAGTGCCTCAAGTTTTTGTATAGGCGGTAAGTTTTGGGTATTTTAGACAGATTGCTCGGTAGAGAGCAACGAGCGGTCACATTTCAAACGATGTGGGGCTCTGGCAACTACGAGGAGCTATACAGCCTGTCCGGAACCTCGGTAGACTCGCAAACCGCTCTTCAAATCAACGCCATTTACTCGGCTGTCTCGCTAATCAGCGATACGGTCTCGACTTTGCCTGTGGATGTGTTCATTCGCCGTGACGGAGCCCGCTACCCATTCCGTCCACGCCCTACTTGGGTGAACCAGCCTGACATTGACACCACCAAAGAAGCCTTCTACGGCTCTGTAATCGTTTCATTGCTCCTAGACGGTAATGCGTTCATCCGTGTTTATTCCAACCCACAGGGCGAGATTGTGAACCTTACAGTCCTGAATCCTATGGATGTAGAGATCAAGCGCACTGGAATTGGTCGTGTTGGCTTTGTCGTCCGTGGTGAGGACAAGATGCTTACCACCGATGAACTTATCTTCATCCCTGATCTAGTTCGCCCTGGACACATCCGAGGCGTATCGAGAGTCGAAGCACTAAAAGAAAACTTCGGCTTGGCAATGGCTCTTGAGAAGTACGCTGCTAAGTTCTTCGGTTCAGGCACTCAGACCTCTGGTGTTATCGAGATTCCAGGTAACGCAACTGCTGAGCAAGCTAGAGCTATGCAGGAAGCGTTTGACTCTCGTCACAAGGGCTGGGCTAAGGCTCACAAGACCGCTGTCCTATCCGGTGGTGCTCAGTACAAGCCAACTAACATCCCTAACGACCAAGCTCAGTTCCTTGACTCCCGCCGTTTGGCTGTCGAAGATGTCGCTCGTGCGTTCAATGTTCCACCACACCTACTTGGGCTACCTGGAACCAACACCTATGCATCTGTCGAGCAGAACAACCTTGCTTGGGTCACTCACGGACTACGCCCAATCGTCCAGAAGATTGAGGGTGCTCTAAGCCCGCTAATGTCACGCTACCCAGGCGGAGAACAAGCTTTCATTCGTTTCAACCTAGACGGCTTGCTACGAGCAGACATCAACTCTCGTATGACCGCTTTCTCGACTGGTCTACAGTCAGGCTTCTTGACCATCAACGATGTTCGCCGTATTGAGGACTTGCCTCCAATCAACGACCCATCGGCAGACACCGTTCGTGTTCCACTAGCGAATGTGAATGTGGAAGCAGCGGATCTATCCGCTCAGACCGAGCGTGTAGACATGGCTCAGCGTTTGATTCAAGTTGGATTTGACCCAGCCGATGTAATGCGGAAGCTAGGCTTGCCAGCTATCGAGCACACTGGTATCAACTCGGTTCAGCTACAGCCAGACCAGTCAATAGCCACGGAAGGCACGCCAGATGCCAATTAGCACTGCTCATTACTCTGTCGGGACTACTAGAGTAAAAATAGTAGAAGCCGCCAACATAGCTCAGCACATTTGCATACATAATCACGAACACTCATCTGCTAACAATGTATTTATTGGTGGCTCAGATGTTACTGCTAGTAATGGCATACACGCTCAAGCGACTTTGACCTCGCAAATGATTCTTGGCCCAGGTGATGATTTGTGGGCGATTGCCGATGGAGGCACTAACGAACTACATGTCTTGGTCGTAAAGCAGGACTGATGAACGAAGAACGAGCAGTCAACCTAAACCCGCCAGCCTACATGAGAGCGGCAGCCCGTATGGGATTGCGCTACTACGAAGAAGGCAAGGGCGGCGATGGACTGGTTGAAAAAACTATCCGAGAAGCTCGTGCGATGGCATCTGGCAATGTCACCGCTGAGAAGTGGGTTCGGATACGGGCTTGGATTGCTCGTCACCTTGTTGATTTGGATTCGCCCTCCGCTAGACCTGATTCCGCTGATTATCCTAGTGCTGGCGTAGTAGCCCATTTGTTATGGGGTTCAGGGCCATCTAAACGGGCGGCTCAGAGTGCATTGTCGTATGCTGAGGGTGTCGTTGCTAGAATTGAAGCAGAGAACGAAGGCCGAGCGAAAGGCGAAGCATTGTCAAAGATTGAGACTCGTGTAAATCACACGCAGTTCGAGGTTCGTGAAGAAACAGACGGAATGAGGTTCAGTGGCTACGCTGCCGTATTCAATTCTCCATCAGAGCCCCTACCGTTTACTGAGCAGATTGCACCTGGAGCCTTCCGTAAGTCCCTCCGTGCCCGCAACGACATCAAGTTCCTCTGGAACCACGACACCGGAGAAATCCTAGGTTCGACCAGAGCTGGAACTATGACTCTAATTGAAGATGCTCACGGTCTAAAGGTTGACGGTTTACTTCCAAACACCAGCCGAGGTCGTGATGTTGCAGAGCTACTACGCCGTGGTGACATTGACGCTATGAGCTTTGGCTTCAGCGTACCTTCTGGTGGTGACTCTTGGAGCACCGATGGATCACAGCGCACCCTAAATTCGGTCAGACTTCACGAGGTCAGTCTTGTTGCTTTTCCGGCTTATTCCGCAACTGCTGGTACTGCCTCGGTTCGTGGACTAGACAAGGTTGCTACTCGCTCTGGCGTGGATGCTGATGCACTGGCTGACGCTCTAATCAAGCTTGAAGATGGCAGCGACCTGACCCCAGACGAGGGCAGACTAATTACTCAGGCGGTTGACTCTCTAGTTCCTACCGCAGAGCCAACCGAGGAAGCAGAGCCAGACAACTCTCAGGCTATGCTTGAACTCAAGAAGAAAAAGCTACAACTACTTATGGACAGGATTGAAAGTGGCAACTAAAGCAGACATCAAGAAAGTAATCTTGGAGGTTGCGGGCAACCCAGACTCCGGTGTGATCTTCGAGTACGCTGAGCGTTTCGCAGATGCAATCGTTGGCCTTGACTCTCCAGCAGTTGAGACTGCATCTGACAGGCCAATCAAGGAAACCCGTGTAACCAAGCCAGAAGAGACTCGCTAGTCTCCTGCCAAGCAACGGGTTTACCCCACCAGAACCTCTTTCGGCTGGTGGGGTTTTCCTTTATACTGATTGAGCAAGTCGAACAAGGCGTGTGGGAAACTACACAATTAGTCCACTCGGTTGCTAACCCTCACTTACTGCTCTGGCAAGTGGGGGTTTTTCTTTACCTGTCCAAACACTTGTAAACTATTTACAGCGGATGTGAGTCAGCTCTGCCGTATTCAGTTGAGCGTCAACGCCACTGGTTATCCAATAGAAACTATAAGGAGACTAAATGTCTGAGTTCATCAAGGCTCAGCAGGAACTCCGTGCTAACTTGACCATGCAGATTCGTGATGTAATCGAATCAGCAGAGGCCGAGAAGCGTGGACTTGACGCTGCTGAACTAACCAAGATTGACCGCATCGAAGCCGACATCCGTTCGGCTGACGAGGCAATCGCAGTTGCAACCCGCAACGAAGAGCGCAAGGTTGAGGCAGCTGTAGCTGCTAAGGGCTTCGCACTACCACAGGCTGAGGAGCGTTCCGCTTCTGCAATCCTTCGTGAGATTGCAAGCACCCGTGGATCCCACACCTTCGAGAAGCGTACTCTTGTACCTTCGGCTAACACCGTTCCAAAGTCGTTCTACGATGAGGTATTCGATGTAGCTCGTTTGGTCGGCCCAATGCTAGATGTTGGTCAGCGTATCAACACTGCTTCGGGTGAGGACTTGACTCTACCTCTACTAACCGCCTACAGCACCGCAACTCTAGTTGCAACCGCTGGAACCGTAGCTGACTCAGAGCCTACTTACAGCTCCATCACCTTGGGAGCCTATAAGTACGGTCTAATGATTCCGGTGGCCAGCGAACTAGTGTCAGATGCGGGATTCGACATCTCTGCTCACTTGGCTGAGCAGGCTGGTAACGGCCTAGGCTACGCAATCAACGCCGCACTAACCACTGGAACTGGATCATCTCAGCCAAACGGTGTTGTAACCGCTGCTGGTTCTGGTGTAACTGGTGGCACTGGTGTTACTGGTGGCTTCACCGCTGACAACCTGATTGACCTTCAGTACACCCTAGATGGCGCAGCTCGCCGTCTACCAGGTGTTGCTTACATGGCAAACACTCAGACCATCGGTGCAATGCGTAAGCTAAAGTCAAATGACGGTGCTTACCTTTACAATGTCGGCGTTGGAACCCCAGACACCTTTGCTGGTTTCTCTGTAATCGAGAACCCTGCTTTGGCTGCCATCGGTACTGGTGCTAAGTCTGTACTATTCGGTCACATGCCTTCTTACAAGGTTCGTGTTGCTGGTGGTCTACAGGTTGCTACCTCCACCGACTACGCTTTCAACACTGACACCATCACCTACCGTGTGATGTTGCGTGTTGACGGTGACTTGACTCACGCAAGCCACATCAAGTACTTCAAGGGTGCAGCTTCCTAATCCCCTGAAATAAGCTGAAGCCCCCCGTGTTGTAGGTTGCACGGGGGGTTTCTTCTATGTAGAGTGTTCTTATGCCAACCTACGAAAAGCTAAAAGGCGCAGTAGCTCTCGCCTCAAATACTCCTGGTATGCCTACGGGCTACGGAAGCCAAGGCAAACTGCTTGTAGAGCGTTTGCTAAGACACGGAATCAAAGTCGCTTCTCTGTCTAACTACGGCCTTGAAGGGGCTAAGTCCACTCTTGACATTGGTGAACACTCAATCCCACACTACCCAAGAGGTCTGACAGCTTATTCCACGGATGTAATGCCTGTCTGGACTCAGGACTTTGCTAATAAGCACCCTGACCTAAAGACCGTCTTGTTTACTCTTTACGATGTTTGGGTTTACAACAACCTGAAGTATGACGACACGATTGTCTCTTGGGTTCCCCTAGATCACATCACGCTTCCGCCTGGAGTCCGTGAGTTCCTAGTCAGGGACAATGTAAAGCCAGTCACGATGTCACCTCACGGTCAGCGTCAGCTAGAGGCGATGGGTATTCAATCCACCTACATCCCTCACGGCATTGATACTTCGGTCTACAAGCCAACCCTAGAGTTGCAAGGTCAGTCAACCCGTGACTTTATGGGCGTACCCGAAGGTGCGTTCCTAGTCGGTATGGTTGCGGCTAACAAGGCAAACGGGCAGATTCACCGCAAGGCGTTTGCAGAGAACCTACTAGCCTTCGCACTCCACCAGAAGAAGTACCCAGACAGCTACCTGTACATCCACAGCGAGCCTTCCCGTGCTTACAACGGATTCGGTCTGGATGTGCTGATTACTATGGCTGGCATCCCGAAGGACAATGTCCTGTTCCCTGATCCTTACCAGCTTCGTTCTGGATACGCTGAAGAAGAGCTGGCTGCCTTCTACACGGCTTTTGATGTCTTGCTAAGCACTTCATACGGTGAGGGCTTTGGTATCCCGACTGTGGAGGCTCAGGCGTGCGGTACGAGGGTAATTACGAGCAACTTTGCTGCCTCTGCCGACCTAGCATCCGAGGATAGCTGGAAGGTGGATGGTCAGGCATTCTGGGATGAACCTCAGTCGTCATTCTTTATGATTCCATCAGTCAATGGCATCGTAAAGGCTCTTGACGAGGCATACAACGCCGAGCGTGGCACTTCTCAGCAAGCGATTGACTTTGCCAAGCAGTTTGATGTGGAAACGGTATGGAATGACAAGTGGATGCCGTTCCTACGAGAGCTGTATAAGTGATTCCAGTATTAGGGTTTGCGACACTAACTAAGTTCGACCTAGCTCAAAGGCTCATTGACTCGATTGACTACCCAGTAGATCACTTGGTCATTGTCAACAACTCAGGCACAAAGTCTTGGCAACCTAGGGTAAGTAAGGAATTAGTAAGGAATGTCTGGCACATCGAAGTCCCACACGGGCTAGGTGCTAACGGTGCTTGGAACCTAATCGTCAAGTCAACGCCTCACGCCCCATACTGGGTAATCCCGAATGACGATGCTTACTTCGAGGCAGGAGCCTTGCAGAAGATTGCTGAGCAGGTTGACACCGAGGCGTTCAACTTCCTAGACATTGACCCGAAATGGTCTTGCGTAGTTCCAGGTGAAGGTGCTGTAATGAAGGCGGGGCTTTGGGACGAAGCTTTCCACCCTATTTACTTCGATGATGACGAGTACGAGTGGAGGATGAATAAACTTGGAGTCAAGTTCAACACAATCAATGCAAGAGTCCACCACGACAACTCCTCGACCCTTGCCAGTGGCTATCACGAGCGGAATAATGTTACTTTTTCTCGTAATCAATCGTTATTTAGAAATAAGACGGCAGCGGAAGATACAGGCATCCGTGGCTGGTCACTCAAAGTCAGAAGGGACAACAGATGGGACTAAAGATTTACACGGGAGGGACATTCGACCTGATTCACTCAGGCCATGTCAATTTTCTTCGGGCTTGTGCAGAGATTGGCGATGTGACCGTTGTGCTGAATACCGATGAATTCATTGCCGAGTACAAAGGCAAGCCTCCGGTAATGACTTACGATGAGAGATTTGCCGTGCTATCTGAGTTCCGTTGCGTCAAGAACATCTTTCCAAACATAGGTGGCAAGGACAGCACCCTTTCCATACTTGAGGTAGACCCAGACATTATTGCTATCGGATCTGACTGGGCTCGTAAGGACTACTGCAAGCAAATGGGCTTTACTCAGGATTGGCTTGATGAACAGAACATCAGCCTTCTCTACATCCCTTACACCAAAGGCATTTCCACTACGGAACTCAAGAGACGGATGCAGGTAAACTAGATACATGGCGATTACAAACGGCTATTGCACACTACAGCAGTTGAAAGACTCACTTCGCATCACGGACAATGTGGATGACACGATGCTGGAGCTTGCTATCGAGACCGCATCTCGCCAGATTGACGACTACTGCGAGCGTGTGTTCTACACCGCTAGTGCAACTCGCTACTATTCCCCAAGAGACTCCTATGTAGTGGAAACTGACGACATCGTTAGCATCACCACTCTCAAGACCTCTTCGGCTGCCAACGGCACTTACGACATTACTTGGGCAACCTCCGACTACCAGACCGAGCCTCTGAACGGAATCGCAGGCGGTATCACTTCTCCGGTAACTCACATACGAGCTGTAGATGACTACCTGTTCACGACTCAGGACGGTGAGGCTACCGTTCAGGTTGTAGGAACCTTCGGTTGGTCGGCTGTGCCTACTGCAATCAAGTACGCAACCCTTTTGCTCAGCTCTCGTTTGTTCAAGCGTATGGACAGCCCTCTAGGTGTGGCTGGTATTGGCGACCTTGGTGTAATCCGAGTCAGCCGTATTGATCCTGACATTGACGCTCTTATCGCCCCATTCAAGAAAATGAGGATGGCGTAGTGGCAGACATCGCTGACATCCGTGCAGGGCTGGTAGCAAACCTAGCCACCATCAGCGGATTACGCACTTCTGCGGAGCTGATTGACAACCCAACGCCTCCTATAGCCCTGGTAAGCCTAGAGTCCATTGACTACGACCTAGCTATGCAGGGTGGACTTACTCAGTACAACTTCATCATCACCGTCATCGTTGGGCGTAGTGCCGAGCGTGAGATGCAACGCAAGCTTGATTCATACTGTCAGCCGACTGGGACATACTCAGTCAAGTCTGCTGTAGAATCTAATAGAACTCTGTCGGGCGAGATTTATGACCTTCGGGTAATAAGCACTGGTTCGATTGGGTCAATACAAATAAACGACCAAACCTACTTGGCGGCTGAATTCACAGTCACCGTCTATGCATAAGGAGAAATAAATGGGTAAGTTCATTGCCACCGGTACTAAGGTGACACTAAATGGAACCGACATCTCCAGCTCATGTGCCCGTGCAGAGCTGGTGATCAACGCCGCCGAGGTTGATGTTACCGATTTTGGTAGCGAAGGCTGGACAGAAGTTATCGGAGGCCTAAAATCAGGTCAGGTTTCGCTTGACTTCCACAGCGACTTCGGAGTGGGTGCAGTTTCGACTCTATTCCAGCCTCTTGTTGGAACCATCGGAACCGTAACCATCATCGCAGCTAACGGTACTGTTGCATCTGCAACTACACCGCTGTACACTGCAACCGTGCTTGTAAATTCTTTCAGCCCTATTTCTGGGGCTGTGGGCGACCTCAGCACCTTCAGCTTGACGCTCCCAACCACCGGAGCCGTCAGCTACGCAACCGCATAAGGACAAGAATGAAACTCAACCTACAAGTTACTTTCGACTCAGGCACTTCTAAGGAAGTAGTGTGCAACGCTGCTGATCTAGTTGCCTTCGAAGATAAGTACAATGTGTCAATCGCTGCTCTGGGTTCCGAGACCAAGTTGGGCTACTTGCTCTTCTTGGCTTGGCACTCGGAGAAGCGAACTGGTGGCACTAAGGACTCCTACGAGACCTGGCTGGATTCAGTCGCCTCTGTAGGAGACTCTGGTAACGACCCAAAATAAAAGGGCTGGGAGATTCCTCCTCGCACTGGTTCATCGCTGGACTAGCTGTTGAGACAGGTATCGCTCCCAGTCTGCTTATGCAAGAATCCCCACGAATGTTGTGGACTATGCAAAGATGGTTGGCTGCTAAGAACCTTCCAAGGCAATAAGAGAACCGCCCTTCGGGGCGGTTTTTCTTTTGGCGGTAAACTTATACAAGATGATTGGCGGTTTCCATTGGCTCTACCTATAGCGGCAGCAGCACGAGTTATTCCACAAGCAGTGGTACGAATGACCGCTATGCGTGGGGGAACCTTTGGCGAAAAGTCCGGAGTTCGGTTGGAGATTACCAACTGGAACGAAGTAATGAAAGTCATCGTAAAGCTCGACAAAGAGTATGCCAAAGAGCTAAGGCGAGACTTCAAGCGCATCGCTCGCCCCGTACAGACCGCAATCAAGCAAGGTATTCCAAGCAAGGGCAAGCCTCCTCTTAGCGGTATGAGACAGGTGCATTTTGGTCGTCTCGCTTGGGGATCAAGTTACGGTAAAGGCGCAAAGCCAGCCAAATCAGTCCTAATCCAAGTGCCAAACACCCGTGCTCGAAAGTATAAAAAGACTGACATTGCTATTGCCCGTCTACAGGTGCAATCTCCAGCGACAGCTCTAGCTGACATGGCAGGTCGTAAAGGCAACACAAAGGCTCGTAAGGGCTTGACTCCCAAGTATGACTACATGTACACCATCAACGGTCAGAAGGTTCCTGGTAAGCGTCAGCACAAGGTCAAGCAATGGAACTTTGTAACGCAAATGAGCGGGGCAAAGGCCATCAAGCAAAACTACGCATCTCGATTTGTTTGGCCCTCAGCTCTGAAGGCTCTTCCACAGGCACAAAAAGAGATACAGGTGTCTATCAATCAAGCCAACAATCGTGTCAACCAGCTACTTAGGAGTTTGTAATGGCGGGTAAAGTCAATGTCCCAGTATCAGTTGCTATTCAAGGACTTGCTAAAACTCAGTCTCAACTGAGCCAGCTTGGTAAAGGTCTATCTTCAGTAGGAAAGACTGCCGGACTTGCTGCTGTTGGTTTTGCTGCCTTTGCTGGCGGTGTGCAGATTGGTAACTTTGTAGCCCAGGCTGTTGCAGGTGCTCGTGACCTAGAGCGTAACTACGCAGGTCTGAAGGCAGTATTCGAAGATCTAACGCCTCGAATGAAAACCTTTAGCTCTACCGCCGCAGACATAGGTCTCTCGATGAACGAAGCTTCAAAGGCTTCCATCTTCATCGGATCAGTTCTAAAGCAGTCTGGCTTTGCTATTGGCGAGACCGCTGAC